TTGCTTTAGAGTCTTTAGGTTCAGCGGTACAAACATCTGTTTTGGGTATTGAGATTCGTGATGTGGTTAGGGTTTGTTTTCAACCGTCAGCTCAGGGCGGTGTTGTAGATAAGTATTATCAGGTGCTCGGTGTAAACGCTAACGTTGATGTTGAACGTGATGCTGTAACACTAAATCTTGCTTCGTTAGATAACTTATCTTTTAGACTTGACTCGCCTTATCTTGGTGTCTTGGACACAGGTATTTTGGCATAGTAAAATAAGGGTTTAGGAGAATAATTATGGCTGCAACTAAAGTGTTTACTATTGGCGAAGTGCTTACTGCTAGTGATCTAAACGGTAACTTCAGTAATTTGCCGTATTCAACTTCAGCGTTTACTTTTACACAGGCTACAGCTATTGCCCCTAACGTGTCTGTGACTGTTGCTGTAGCGTTTCCGACATCTCGTTTCAGTGTTGCACCGCTTGTAACTGTTTCAAGTAACGACCAGTATTTGACTGCTTATGTGTCTGCGATAACTTCGGGTACAGCAACTATAGGCCTGCGTAATAACGGCAACGGTTCAAGTGCTGCTTCAGCGATTGTTACAGGGTTTGCTGTTCAAATGACTAGTGGAACGGCTGCAGGCTAATGACAATTATTACTTGTAAAACTGTAGGTTGCCCTATGGGTGATGAGAAGCACACGCCACATCCTGACGGTATTCCTGTTATCTGTTGTTTCTGTTCGCAGGAGCTGACTGCAGATGAGTGAGCCTACTAAACCTACTAATCAGACTCTCTTGTTGCAGATAGTCAGAGATATTGAGATTCTAAAAGCAAACAGTATTCAGATTCTTGAGTCTTCACGTGATCATGAAGCAAGGATTAGAGAGTTAGAGAAGCAGATAAACAGGAACGCTTGGATTCCAGCACTTGTTACAGCTCTAATCACTTCAGGCGTTATTTTGGTTGTTACGAAAGGTTTAGGGTTCTAAATGATTACTCCAGGAGCATTTGACATCACTTGTTTTCAGGGTGCAGACTTTGACCAACAGTTTGCTGTAACTCAGGGCGGTACAGCGTTGAATTGGACTAACTACACTGCTCGTATGCAGGTTCGTGAAGCAGCCGATGCAACAGCAACCCTGCTATCTCTGTCAACAGGTGGTTCAGGTATTGTTTTGGGTGGCACTGCAGGCACAATTGCTTTGAGTATCACTAACGCTCAGTCAGCTGCAGTAAGTGCAGGCAGTTTCGCTTATGACCTTGAACTTCAGGCTGGCGATGGTCAGGTTACAAGACTTTTGCAGGGTTCTTTCAATGTTGTAGGAAATGTGACTAGATGAGTAACACAAACATAACAACTACTACTGAAACAACGACTGTAACTGTTACAGAAAATGTTGTTGAAATTGAACTAAACAATGTGGGTGTTCAAGGTACTCCAGGTCTTTCAGGTGTCGTTTCTGTAGTTTCGCCTATAACAAATGTTGGATCTGCAGGTTCAGCGATTGTGGGTATCAATCAGGCGTTGCTTAGTATCACTAAAAGTCAGGTTTCTGACTTCACTTCGGGAACTGTCACTAGTGCAGGTACAGCCCAGCAAGCAGGGACAGCTGTTTATGCTGTCAACTCTGGTACAGCTGTGTTTGCCACAACTGCAGGGACTTCAACAACTATTTCAGGCACAATCACTAAATCTCAGGTAAGCGACTTTACTTCGGGAACTGTAGCGTCTGCAAGCACTGCTCAACAATCTGGTACTGCTGTTTATGCTGTCAACGCAGGAACTGCTGTTTACTCTACAACTTCGGGAACTGCTGTTTATTCTGCTAACTCAGGTACAGCTCTAACAATCTCAGGTTCAATCACTAAATCACAAGTCAGCGATTTCACTTCAGGCACAGTAGCCCAAGCCGATAACGCTACAACATCTGGGTTTGCTACAACATCTGGAACTGCAGTGTTCGCCACCACATCGGGAACTGCGACAACAATCTCAGGTGACATCACTAAATCACAAGTCAGCGACTTTACTTCAGGGACAGTAGCAAGTGCAGGCACAGCTCAACAAGCAGGTACAGCAGTATTTGCCACTAACGCTTCTACAGCTGTGAGCGTGTCAGGTTCAGCAATCACACAGTCACAAGTAGTCAACCTAACAACAGATCTAGCAGGCAAAGCAAACCTTGCTGGGGGTAACGCTTTTACAGGTGCACAAACAGTCACTGCTTCAACTGCTACTCAAGTTCCTATAACTCTTGTAGCTGCATCAGGTCAAACTGCAAATCTTTTAGCGACTGCTGGTGGTGCTCGTATTCCTGCTGCAGGAAACTACTTTATTGCCCCAGGTATTACAGCAACATATTCTGCTGACTTTACTGCTGGTGCTTCAGCAGTTACCCCTGTAACCATCAAAGGTGCAGCATCACAAAGTGCTTCAATTCTTTCCCTACAAAACTCTGCAGGAAGCATTACTGCGAACTTTACTGCTCCTGTAAATAACGTAAACAGACTTAACCTTGGTGGAACAGATCTCTCTGCAACTCTTGGTATTACCGTTCACGCTTCGGGTGGTGTAGGTCAAATTATTCGTGGTGCTGCAAGTCAGACAGCCGATTTACTGCAAATACAGAACAGCACCCCTACAAGCTTGTTTGCTATTTCTAGTGCAGGACTTATCACCGCTAAAGTTGTTTCTAACGCAGCAAACCAAAATCGTGGGTTGTTGTTGTCTAATACTTCAGACACTTGGCAATCAGGTCTATATCTAAAATCTGACGCTAGCGGTAACCCTAGAATTGCTTTGCTTGCTCCTACAGGTGCTTTAGGTGAAGCTGTAAGCATAGACTCTGCAGCAAAAGTTGGTATAGGTAGCACAGCTCCTACAGCACAACTTGATGTTTATAGCGGTGCAGCTGCTCGTGTAGGTCAAGTTATTCGTGGTGCTGCGAGTCAATCGGTCGATCTGTTACAACTACAGAACTCAGCTGGAACGAATCAGTTTAGAGTTGACCAAGCAGGTATGGCTATTGCTAATAGTCTTGGTGTTGCAGGTAGCCCTTCAGGTATTAGTTATGCGTATTTCACTACTCCTTCAGCTTCATCTATTCCAGTAGTTATTCGTGGTGCTGCGAGTCAATCGGCTAACTTGCAGGAATGGCAAAACTCGGCAGGGTCAATTTTGGCTAGGGTTCACGAAAATGGAGACATCACTGCAAGAGTAGTTAGGTCTACTTTGGCGGCACGTATTCAAACGTCAGACCCTTCTGTCGCCCCTATGGTTGTAACTACAGCGGCTTCTCAAACAGCAAACTCTATGGAGTGGCAAAACTCAGGTGGAACAGCATTAGCTACCGTATCAGCAGCAGGTGTTGGTAGATTTGAAAATGTCGGAACATTAAATGGTTTTGGAGTTTTAGGCTATAACGCTTCTGGTGGTCACGCTACTTTAGTCAGGGCAAATGCTGCTATGACTAATCCTGGTGCAAATACAGGAAGGCTTTACTTTAGAGATGGCACTAACTCAGGTACTTTGAAACTTGTTGTTCGTGCAGGTGCAGCTGGTGCAGAAACCACTATCCTTGATAACATCCCAACATAAGAAAGATAAGACATGACATTCAACGTTTCACCTGAGCACAAGGCTCAACTTCTACAAGACAGAATCACTGCTCTAAACCTTGAAGGCTACCAAAACGAACTAAACCTAAAGTCTGCTGAAGCTCTAGGTAATCAAGAAGTTATAGATCAGGCACAGGCTAACATTGCTGTTATTGTTTCTGCTATTGCAGTTCATGAAGCAGAGCTTGCAGATTTAGCGTAATAAAGGCTTTGATAAACTTAGGCTATGTCTAAGTATGTTGAACCTTTTAGCCCTAAACTTCGTAACGATGAGTTCGGCAATCTAGCTTCATACCGTAATGGCAGGCCACACAGGGGACAAGACTGGTCTGCGAAAGAACTTGCAACAATCAAAGCAAGTGCTTCAGGTACAGTGTTTGCTTCAGAATGGTCTGATGGTATCGGCTGGTATGTGACCTATTCTGCAGTGCTAACAGACAATAAGGGTAAAGTGCATAACGTCTTTATTCAGGATGCTCACCTGGCTAAACAATCAGATTTAGTCAAGGGTGACAAAGTTGTTGCAGGCGTAACAGTTATCGGCAAAGTTGGTGGGGGCAAAAACACGCCTTCAGGCAAATTCTCAACAGGTGCTCACCTACATCAAACAATCGGCAAAGCAAACAAGTCATGGAGCAACCCTGACGTACATCTTGCACCTTACAAAGATTTACTCAACCCACTAAGTTTCGTATAAAGGAAATCATGAAAACAAAAATCACTACCAGAGTCAAAGCTGTAACCGATGTTCTTGCAATCCTTGCTTGGCGTGGAT